TGATGGTAATGAAGAGGCTACAGATATTACTGTAACAGGAGCTGCTTTAGGCGATATTGTTATGGTAAGTCATAGTCTTGATGTGTTAGATTTACAACTCACTGCAGATGTTACTGCAGCTAATACTGTTTCAGTAGTAGCTAGTAGTAGTGGTGATGATGTAAATCTAGGTTCAGGGACTGTAAGAGTCTTAGTAATACCTTCAGGAGCTGTAGATGATATCATAGCTGATATGTAAATAAAAACAAAGATATGGGAGGGGCAACCCTCCCTGTCTTACAACAATCTCATTCATGCTTAGTCAAGGCTTAGAGAGGAGGAAATTTGGCAACATTTGAAGCACAAGTAGATGCATTAACAGGAGTAGGAGCTACATTAAGTAGTTCTACAGTTCCTAAAGATACAGAATTAGATCAGTTTCTAAAAGATGGAGTATTAGATGTTACTCGTAGATGCATTGAAGCTAGACCTAATGAAGCATTTAAATTTCAAAGAACTGTAACATCTGACTCTAATGGGGTTGATGTGCAAGGTGCTACAATTATAGGAGTTATGAGAGAAGCTTCTACAGATGGATCATCTTATGGAACTACAGCTTGGAGGTCTTGTACTTTAATAGATCCAACTTTACAATCAAGAGTAGTTGATAGTGACAGCCTTTATTATGCATCAATTTTTAATCCAGTATACACAATAGATGAAAACAAAGCTATTTATGTATTTCCTGTACCTTCTTCAAATAATGGTATTAAAGTGTTTTATATAAACAATACTCCATTAGATCAAACAAATGGAGCAGCTTTAGTACACACACATGAAGATATAAAATATTTCCCTAATGATAAAGTATATTTAGTTGTTTTATATGCAGCTATTAAATCATTAGAAAGCAAACTATCAGAACTAACTTTAACAGATGAAGATATAGAGCTATCTCAATCTTTAACAAATAATTTAACAATTTTAAGAAATCAATATGAGTCTGCATTTATACAAATGAGACCACAGCAAAGGCAAGAATAATGAAAGTAAGTGAAATAATGGAAAGAGCAGGAATTAAATCTACTGGTAGAGCAGTAGCATATATTAAAGATGCTTTAGAAGAAATTAACTTGCTTTCTGAAACTCATGTAAGAACATCAAGACAAGATATAAATAAAGATCAAAGGTTTTACAATATACCTTCAGATTCTATAAAAATATTAAAAATAAGTTGTAAATCTCACTTAAATACTAAAGAAGAGTATAGAAAAATACCTAGGATGATTGGTGAGCCTTATACTTTAGATGCAGATGAGGAGTTATTATAAATGGCTACACTTAGACAATATGCATATTATATAAAAGGTAACAAAATAGGCATAGTAGAAAATGACCACACACCTGAAAATGATCCTAGCAATAAAGATTATGGTCCAGATACTAGAATGTCAAGATATGTAAGTCCAATAGAAACTATATCAGATGGATTGCAAATAGAATATACTTACAGTCCTACATATTGGATGGACAGTAAAGGATGGTTATTTAACTTTTATTAGAAGCCACATAACTTCTACATTAGCTAATTGGACATCTTCTCCTTACAATGCAGTAGGAGCAGATGAATATATACTTATAAAAGAAAGTGCTAAATGGAATGGTATACATAAAATAAAACATGCAGGAACTCAAGGACTTTTACAAACACACACTAAAGTTCATGAAGCTGAAATAGGAGTTACTGGTAGCAACAATATTGATTTTTCTGCAGAAGCTGATGTAGGTGGAGTCTCCCTTTCTAAAATTGTATCTAATGATAATTCAAATATATTTTTAGGTAACATTTTTTCAGCAGGAGATTATATAGTTATTGACAATGGAAATGCAATAAACTGCGGATTGTGGGAAGTTCATAGTGCAGTAGTAGAAAATAATGGTACTGCAGAATCAGATTCTTATATTTATATAAAAAATAAATATTATGTTCCATTAGATATAGATGCAGCTAATGGAATAACATCAATTGAAGTTGAGGCAGAAGATACTACCCCAGATACAAATGCTCATGATAATTCTAGTGTATTTATAGCTAAAGCATATAGAGATCATTGCTATCTAATTAGTGATGTTAATATAATGCAAGATGAGTCTTTTGATATAGATATATCACCTTATATGGGAAAAGCAGTTGTAGCATATGTTAAAGCTAAAATGGCTGAAGATACAGGAGACTTTAAACTTAAAGAATATTTTATGAGAGAATTTAAAAAAATGTTAGAAAAAAAACAATCAGCAAAAGTATCAGGGCCAAGGTTTATTATCTCTGGTCCTAATGCTATAAGATAGGAGCAAACATGGCAAGCAAAGGTATATATCAATATACAGTACAAGAATCAAACAATGCAGGACTAGGTCAAGGTGGTTGTGTGTATCTTGATACAACCACAACATTTACACCTGATAATGGTGTTATAGTAGCAATTCAATTTTTAACTGATACTGCAAGAATAGGTACATTAATCCCTGAAGATTCTTCTAAATTTATAGGTATTGGAGGAACAGGTTATGAATCAGCTGGAGATACATTTGATTCTGATGTAATATTACCTGCAAGCTCTACAATATTTGGTAGGTTTACAAGTGTATCTTTAGCAGCAGATCAATCAGATAACAATGGTATAATTTGTTATATAGGTTAGTACAATGCAATTAGGAATAGGACCAACAATAGCTAAAGTAGCTACTACCATGAGAACTTTTGGTATTCCATTTTTAAAAGATAATCTTAAATTATTTTTTGATTTTAAAAATACAGACCTTGAGCATATAGGTACAGGTAGTCTTGATTTTGATGATGATGATGAACAAGTTATAAGAACAGGTATAACTAATACTAATTTTGGTAAAGCTATTACTTTAACTGCTTGGGTTACATTTAATGATATAGAAGGCAATAGAAAAGGATTATTTGGTTCTCATTATTATGAAAATAATGAATTTAGTATTCATCAACATAGTGGTCAAGATTTTAATATATCTATAACAACAAAAAGTGGAACTGTAGCTCAATTTAACAATATAACTGATGCAGTAGATAAATGGGTTCATGTAGCTGTTGTTATAGACCAAAACATAGGAGCTACAAGAAATGTTAGATGCTATGCAAATGGAGCAGACCAAGGCACAGCTCATACTCAATCTACAGGTGATATTCAATGTATTAAAGAAGCTACTATAGGTATGCAATCATATACTGATGTTCAAACTACAGGAAATTGTTGGAATGGCAAAATAGCTAAAGTTGGATTTTGGACAAGAGCATTAACACAAACAGAAGTGCAAAATATAATGTTCAAATCTTATTCAGACTTACAAGGTAGTGAAAAAACACATTTAAGAAATTGGTGGAATTTAGATGATATTAGTAGCACTACAGCACCTGATAGTCATGGTAGTGATAATGGTACATTGCAAGGGACATCATCTATTCCTACTGTTAAAACCATATATGGCAATGGATGCCCTGTCAAGCCAAGAGGTGTAGATAATTCATCATCAGCATTGGCAGATTCTATAGGTAGTGGTAGTGCTTTCTTTAATGGAACAAGTAATAAGATAGATTGTGGTTTAATTCCTGAATTACAATCACAATCAAATCAAACAATAACAGCATGGATAAAAGCTACAAATACAGGTGGTACTGAACCAATATTTTCTTGTATAAAAGATGATAATGAAGGAACAGAATTTGGATTAAATGGAAATAGGCTTCGAGCTATATTAGAAAATGGTGCAGATTTTTCAACTCAAGGAGAAACTAATTCATATAGTTATTCTACAGGAACAGGAATTGGTTGGTCACATGTTGCAATGGTATTTGATGGTAGTGGCTCTGATGATGCAGCTAAATTAAAAATATATAGAGATGGAGTAGAGGAGTCATTAACATATTCAGGAACAGCACCTACACAAACTGATAATATATTAGCACTAAAAACTGCTTTTATAGGTCACGAAGGAGTTGGTACTGAACAATTTTTTAATGGCAATATAGCACAAGTAGGTTTATGGAATAGGTCATTGTCACAAGAAGAAATACAAGATGTAAGTCAAAAACAATATTCAGAATTAACAACATCAGAAAAAACTAATATTGTATCTTGGTGGGCATTAGATGAAGCATTTTTAGGTTCAAATTTTCTTGAAACTGCTAGTATTGCAAGTAGTTATTCAAGAGGTACAATAGTAGAAGATAAAGCAGGTTCTTTAACAGAAGTTTTAATTGACAATATAGATACACTTGATAATTGGGAAGTAGATAGTAATGCTACCATAGCTATAAATGCAGATGGAAATTTATTAGCAACAGGTAGTGGTGGTAGTGGAACTATAAGAATTAAATCAGATGTTGTTACTTTAGAAACAGACTCTGTTTATATTTTTGAATTTGAAGTAGTAGGTGGTAACGATACCTCTGCAAATTTAAGAATAGATGAATCATCATATGGAAGTGTTACATATTTTAATGGATATTATAGTAGTAATGGTGTAAATATATCAGGGAATCCAGGACAATTATCAGCAAGATTTAATTCTCATAGTAGTGCTACAGGTTTTTATTTACAATTAAGTGGTATAGATGATACAAAAACTACAATAATAAAGCATTTTAAACTTTTTAAAGTAGCATCAGGAAATCCAGGAGTTCTTATATAATGGCAACATCAATAGTATCAAACAGTACAGCAGCAACATTTGGAAACTCTCCACAAAAAACAGGAGAGCCTGTAGATAGATTAAATATATATTCAGGCAAAGCATTAGAGTTTGATGGTGTAAGTGATATAATAACATGGGACCCTATAACTTTAGATGGTGATTTTACTTTTGCAACATGGGTAAAAATAGATTCTTTCAGTGGGTTTTTGCCATTTATTGCTAACAATAGCAATTCTAGACATGTTATTGGACTTAGACATGCTAATGCAGGTACTTTACACATTAGGTTTGACATAAATAGTGCCATTACAGTAGCAGTTGATCCTGTATTAAATCTTGGGCAATGGCATAGAATAGTTTTTGTTAGGGATAAAGCAAATTCAAAGTTATATTATTATGTAGATGGATTATTAATTAAAGAAATGACTTCTAGTGATGTTACGAATATAACATCTGATTTTATTATTGCTTCAACAGGTGCATGGGCAGGTGGTTTTTATTATGCAGATTATAATTTATCTGATTATCAGGTTTGGGATGATTGTGCATGGGAATTAACAGATGTTACATATGACTATTTAAATCCTGAAAAATTAATAACAGACAATAAATCAGTAACATCAGGTATCACTACATCTAATTTAAAACTTTGGTATCCTATGAATGATACAGGAATAAGAAGTCCACAAACAGTTATATTTGATGCAGCAGGTACTAATAATACTACTAAGACTCATGCTACTACTACTTTTACAGGTGATGAATTGTTAAATGCAAATAAAAGAGATTTTACAAATTCAGGTGGAGAGTTAAGGACTACAGGTAGTATAATAAATAGTGGTTCTGCAAAGCATCATTCTTACTATGAAATAGCAGCTCAAGGGTCAAGTTCTGATTTGTTTGGAAAAGGCTCTCCAATAGATGATAATAGTGATTGGACTGCAGGAACAGGATGGGCAGCAGATGCAGGTAATGCAAAATTAATAGGAACAAGTACAACAGGCAATATATATGCTACTACAACAACAACAATTAATAATGCAGATTTTGTTACTATAACTTTTACTGTATCTAACTATTCAGCAGGTAGTGTAAGATTTATAATTAATGGCAATACCAATGGAACAGGTAGATCTGCTAATGGTACATATACAGAATCAGTAATAGTTACAAACTCAGCAGGTGGTAGTAAACTTTATTTTGATGGAGTAACTGCATTTACAGGAGAAATAAGCAATATAACATTAACTAGGTCTGTAGATTTTACATTATTTGGAGCTCCTGATAATTATCCAGGTACTGTATTTTGTATGAATCATGCTGATGGAAGTACTGTTCCAACATTTGATGCTAATAATACTGTATATGCTATAGATTTGGGAATTGCAACAGACTATTCAGGTGGAGATGCTTCAAGTAAATTTGGGATAGCACCTAATGGTGATAATAAAATATATAATATGGGTCCAGAATTATTTGATGCAGCAGCTGCAGATGGTTCAGATGCAAGTTATTGGACATCAGGAGGAGGTGGTGGTGTTACAGTTGATAGTGGTGCAATTAAAATAACTAATGATAGTAATTCTTTAATTAGATTTAGGGATAGTGGTGCTTTAAGTGCAGATTTAGAAGTAGGAAAGGTATATAGATTAACAGCTGATTTAAAAGTAAGTTCAGGTGCAAGTGTAAATTGGTATGTATCAGGACCAAATGTATTTTTAGTAGATGGATTAACTGACAATACTTTTACTAGGCATACTGTTTTTTTTACAGCTACTAATGCTACAACTAGTTTTTTAAAAGTAACAGCTATGTCAAGTGGTGAAGAAGCATTTATTGATAATTTAAGCCTTAAAGAGACAGACATATTATCTATTGAATATGTAGACCAAGCAGATGGGGCTACTATGTATTTAGATGGTAGTAAAAACGTATTGATGTCTGAATCATTAGTTTCAGGTAGGCAATATACTTTAAGTGCTAATTATAAAGTTAATACAGGTAGTACTACAATGTTACATTATGATGGCTCTACAAATACTAGTGTTACTCTCAACAGTACAAGCTTTGCAGATGCATCTATAACTTTTACAACTAATAGTGCTACTACTGATTTTGTTAGATTTGGAGCAAGTGCAGGTACTTCA